CTGTGAGACGTTTGAAGATGAATGCTTCTACGAATTCAACTTGTTCTCTGTTTGCGTTCTTTAGTTCTGTCTCAGGAATGTTCAGATAAACCGATAATAACTTTGAGGGGTTTACATTTTCCAAAAAAACCTTTTGTAGTTGGATTCTTTGGTATTGTTCTACGGTCATCGATTCTTCGATTTCGTATTCTTTCTTTCCAATTTTTACTTTAATCATACTAATATTCTATAATTACCTTGTCGTTTATTTAATGTGGAATCAAGGACATAACGGATGGCGTCGATTCCGTGGTTCATCTCGTCGAGCGGAACATCCAATAACTTTCCATCTTTATCTGTCTTCCATTTATATGATTGGAACTCTAAAAGTATATTTGGTGAATCGTTTGTAATAAAGACCTTGTGTCGTTTTATTTTATCAATACCTGCGAGGATTGATTGTTTTGATACAGGTTTTGCGTTGTAACGATTTCTTTTTAATTCCTCGATATTCTGTGGTAAAGCAGAGTCACACCATATTGAGTCGGTCTTTTCAATCTTTAATTCGTCCAATTTGTAGATGATATCACCCATCGTCAAATTCTTTACATAGAGTTTTTCCTTGAGATAAAGTTCATCATTCCTTTGATAAACTTCCACAAGTGCTGTTGGAGAATTGAATCCCCAGTCCATTCCTCTTCCCAAGAGTTTACAATCCATTGGGATAGTGTCCGTCGTTCTCCAGGTGTTGAATACAAGGGTAGTTGGTATTCCTTTTTCCCCAAGTGAATAGATACGATAGTATTGTTCGTCAGTTTCTTTGAGTCTTTCGATTTCATCGATTATTGATTGTGGTAAAAAATTATTGTCACGCCATGTTGTTTTGAAGAAATAACAATCATCACGTTTTTCCAAGTCATATACCCATGAGTTTATTTCTGATGGATTGAAATCACACACAGTGAAATCTTCTGTTCTCATGATTAGTTGTCTCCAATCCTCAAGGGTTAGTTCGTTTGCTTCGTTACAATACAGATAGTTTCTCTTTGAACCTCTTATCTTTTGTGGTTCATCCAGTGATGTCCAATTTATTATTGACCCATTTGGTAGAACATAATAACCATCTTGTTTGTGCCAGTCTGACGGGTTGTAAATGTTAAACATTTCCAACACCGTCACCAAATCTTTTAATACTGAGTTCTTGAGTGATGGTAATGTTTTTCTTACAATGGATAATGTTGTTTTATTATTCTTCAGTAATAACTGAATAAAGAATATAATCGTGTTCATTGTTTTACCACTGCGACTTCCGCCCTGTGCGGTTACAATCTTCTTACCACTCTCGAACGCATTGAGTAGGTGTTCAAATACTATGGTAGTTTGTATTTTGGTCAAGTAATTTGTTTTTTCCCGCTTTTCTGATTATGTACTCAGGTGTATCACATAAGATTTGTTCATCAATTTCTTGAAATAACGATAGGACATACGAGTGAACAAATTCTCTTGTATAATCTTCCTGAAGAAATAAGAATGGTTCAAAACTGATATATCCTTTTCCATTTAGTTTTAATGAATCGGGATAATGTTCAATCAATATGAATCTATCTCTGTAGTATCCATCTTTGGAATGATTTGAAAAGAAGTTATTAAACTTCCTTGATAATTTTCTTGTGTGTGATTTATAGTCCTCTGTGTTGGTGAATAAATAAGTTCCAATCCACAAGGAAACTGTATCGATTGTTCTTCCTCTTTTATTTGAACTTATTTTGTAGACTGCTTTGTTATAGTCGTTGAAACTATGGAATCCATTCTTTGGAATTGTCATCTGCCCTGCCCTTTATATTTTGATTTATTTTTTTCTTTAGGTCCTCTGTGTTTCTTTGGTTTTCCACCTTTCCTTTTCCCAAAGTTTATCTTGGTGGATGGTGATGATTTAGATTTCGCCATTGTCTACTTGTTTTCTGATAATCTCAATTTGAATTGGATTCTCTTCTTTTATCTTCTCACCTTGAGTGGTTACATCCACGGATTTTTCATCTCGCCAATTATCTTTGAATTTATTTCTCATAACCAAACTCCACATTCTTGAGTTGAATCCAACCCCACCGTTCCTGTTCATCGCATCAAGTCCTATTTGATACCAATAGTTCTCACAAAACTTCTGATACGTAGCGACGGTCTCAGAATATTTCTTATTCCTTTTTAGAAGTTCATAGTGTGTTTCCCAACTGATACCAAGTTTGATGAGGAAATCTGTTATGTGTTTTCCCTCTTTACCTGATTCGATTATTATTTTTGACCACTCGGGGTCAAGGTATGTTTCAACTCTTGGTCTTCCCACGGGTTTTTTTGGTTGTTCCATTATCGTTTTGTTTTATAGTTTGCTGCGTTGTTGATGATTGTAAGTAATTCTCCCTTCTCTGGTTGACCGTTCGAGTTTGGGAATATGGAATTATAGATGTGATATGCTTCGACCCACTGGTGGTCTTCTAATGACTCCACAGGGGTATTGTAGATTGACGCCATGAAGTCACGTGCGAGTTGAACATAACTTGGAATGTTCAAATTGTTTATTACTTGTTTTTTCTTCTTACAATTACAACCCATCTTCAGTTTCGTTTAAAGTAGATTCTCTTATATTATAGAAAATTTTTGACAATTTTGAATAGATTTCCGCACGATTATATGATTCACTTTTGATAGAGAATTTCCATTCCATTTCCAAAAAGAAAATCAATTGGTCAATCGTGAGTTCAAACTCATCGATGTTTTTCGTTGACACGTTTTTCTCAAAATAAAATTGAGACAATTCAGTAATCAGTTGTTTCCTTTCTTCATCAGAATAAGAAAAATACTCTGTAATTCTCTCTCTAAAATCTTTTTCCATATAGATAAATATAATAAAAAACCCTCTGTAGAAACAGAGGGTTATTAGACAGAAGAAAAAATAAAGAATAGATAATGACTGACGGATATGCAGGAAAACTCCTGTCTAAATATTGGTTTTGTGACCTACACAATCTTCGATACGAGATTCGAGGTGTCTAATAACTTTTTGTTGTTCATCAATCTTCTCTGTCAATATTTTTATTTCACTTCTAAGTCCATCGATTATTTGTTCGTAAACTTGTATTTGAAGTAAAATATTTTTAAAACTTGTTGATACCAAATCAACTTTGTCTTTTCTTATTCCCCATATAAAACCCCCAATACCTGTTATTGAGGATATGATTGTTGTTATGATATATTCATTCATAACTATTAAATATTAGTCAAGTTTCTTCGACAAATCTTTTATAGGTACTTCTACAATATCTCCTGATTCCAGTTTTACGTTAGCAACACTCCTTGAAATGTTTACTCGTTGAACTATTCCGATTTTACCTATCAGTTCAGGGTTTGTCGAGTTCATAATCTTCACTTGACCTTCTGTTATTTTGTTTGGTAATTTAAAACCCATGGGTTACAATTTCTTCTTTTACGTTTTTATTTCTTAGTTCCTTGAACTTACTATGTTGGTATTCTAACCAAAGTTCTTGAAGTACCATTCTGTCTTGAATCTTCATTGAAGAATGATTCCCCCAATTCCAATCAGTTGTGAAAAGTGTTCTATACTTTTCTTCTACCTTGGATAAATCCATGTTTTTAATCTTGTCGAAATTCACAGGTAGTTCTTTGATGAATTCCTTGTTGTAATTTTTTTGATAAACATTTTCCATTCTTTTACATTTTAAAGTAGTCAAATAATCCTTCTATCATTTGGTCTTTGTTGGAATATAAATCTTTTCTGTTGAATTGTGAATAAACCTTGTCTGCTTTTTGTGTAGAATTTCCAACTTTTTCTAATATAAAAGTATAAATTGAACCATCGGTATACTTCAGTAACCTATGGTCATCGTTGGATGTTTTGTTTTTAAAATCCTTTGGTTTTATTTCTATTCCTTTTTCCTTTTGTTCTTGTAACCACTTGGTAAGTTGTTTCAAGTACATTCCGTCGTTCTTCTTTAATTCTTCTCTTACATACAAAGTAGCACGTCTGATTAGAACTTGTTTCTCCTCTTGAGTAAAACTATTCCAAAGATTCACTGTATCAATCCCAACATAATTTTTTTTATTTGGAAATATACTTTCAATCTTTTCTAATCCCTTGGATACAACCTCATCACCCTCAGGTGATGATGGTTGTCCTATATTTGATAATTCATCTTTAGATGAATTATCATTACTGTTATAGTTATAGTTACTGTTATAGTTATGTTGTTTTGGTTTGTTTTCGGTTGTTTCAATCAACCCTTCGGTTGTTTTGGTTTTCTTAGCATTTTGGTTACCTAAGGGTGCTCCACCTTTCTTTCCGTTCAATGAATTGATTTCACATTTATGTAAAAATGTTTCCTTATTTCTTTCAAGGTCAGGGAGAATCATCTTCCACATACTTTTAAGATATGGATTCTCAACGATAACTTCCTTACCATTGTTCCAATCATTGATGTATCTTATCATTACACCAATGTCTTCGTTTGGTAACTCACATAATGCTTCTAATGTTTCCGTGTAAATCATAACATTCAGTTTCTTCATAAATAGTTCTTTTGATAATAAATATAATTTTTTTCAAACTTTACCAAGATAATACGAAAAAAATCTTGAATTTTCAAAAATAATTTCATATTTATTGTAATGAAAGAATTTATCAATAGGAGGATTTGGGACAAGGACCATGGATTATCTTATTTCTGTTCTGTATGTGGGAAGTACAAACCTGAGAAAGAATTCTATAAGAGGAAGAATTCCAAATGGAACGTTGAACCAAGATGTAAGTTACATTACTCCAAAAAAGGAAAAGAAGATGAAAAGGAAAATTCACATCTCAAGTTTACCCGACTAACAGAAGGGGACTTCATTGGTGCGAGAGAACTCCTAAATATAATGGGGTACAACACCACAGGTAGTGAATCAGTTCATGAACAATTTAAAAAAAGACACAATTTAAAATAACAGATATGATAACAAAAAAAATGATTGAGATATTGGAATATATATCTATGAATGGAAAAGTTCAGGTTGAAGTAACACCGAGAACAATCAAACAGAATGATTCTTTATATCAAAGAATTTGGAAGTTAGAGGACCTCGGAGCAATCATCACCGAACGAAGAATTGGTATGTCTTCACTACATTCAATAACAAATGTTGGATTAGATATCCTTCAAGGTAAATGTTAGATAGAACCAAATATCCTGAGACACCTGAATATATTCTGAGGGGTGCGAAAGAACTTCTCGAATTGATGAACTATGACATTACCAAAGAAATTCATCCCCAATTTGTAGAAAGATATGGGGAAGATGTTCTGAAAGGAGCAAGAAGAAGAAAAGTTAAAGAAAAAAAATCTTTACCTTCCAAGAAGAAATAATATATTTATTATTGATTCTAATTCTTGTTCATCATCAGATTCTCTGTAAATCCCACCTCCTCCCATTGGTGGGATTTTTTTTTGTCAAAATTTGTTTGGTAAATTTGTTCTCCTTATCTTTGTGAAAACTAAACACAATGAAAAAACTCATCTTGGTCCTACTGACCACAATGACAATCCTCTCTTGTTCCAAAGAAGAACAAACCGAGAATGTTGAAGAATCGAACCTGATTGCTCACTTCAACTTTGATGGGAATGTTCTTGACCACTCACAAACAGGTGCTCACGGGTTCACCAATCAACAACCATCCTCAGACCGATTTGGAACCCCAAATTCCTCGTTAAAGTTCTCCAATGGGTATTTCCGTTCAGGGAACATTCCGTTCAATCTAAGGGGTCAATACACCTTCTCAATGTGGATGAAGATGAATGGTTATGATGAAGGTCAAGCCGTGATGGAACTAACTGAGAACAGACAATGTAATTCCAATCCTCAGTTTTGGATTCATCAAAGTAGTGTGTATCTCGCCACGAGTTCTCAATCTCAAAACAGAATGAGAATTCCTCAGACACCGAGTTGTAATGGTTGGACACACATTCTCTACACCGTAAATGAGACAATCACCAAACTCTATATCAATGGTATTCTCGTTGAGACCAAATCACTCAACTGGCCATCAACTCAGAACATTGAACTCACACTCGGAAATGCCGGAAATAGTTGTTTTGTCAGACCAATGGTTCAGAACCCATACAAACAACCTTCAAGAGTTATGATTGATGAGGTGAGAATTTACTCAGGAATCCTATCACAATCAGAGATTACACTTCTGTCAAGTTGTCAACCTCCCAAATCGAATGTAAAGTGATTTGAAAATGTCAAACCAAATACTTAAATTTGTACCATGACCGACAAGACAATCAAAGTATATCTATCAATCTCATCCGTTAGTGAATTCGTTGAGGTCATTACCAACGATACATTCTCATCTTTGGAAGACAGAACAAAGTTTGTTAGAAGTGTTCTCAGGAAAATGAAATACACTCTACCAACTTGTTCAATCAAAGATTTGAAGGTTGTAGATTTCAGAACATCTCAGATTTCACAATTCGAGAATCTTCCCTATCCAACTCAAGTGTGGTATGTTGAACCCAACGAAAAATATATCAACGAGTATGACTACCCGTTTTAAAAATTGAAGTGTTATGATAAGTATTCTTTCATTGTTCTCAGGTTTCGGTACTCAAGAACTCGGATTAAATTATTCAGGATTGAAATATCAAACAATCGGTTATTCTGAAATAAACAAAAGAGTTATTGAGGTATATGAAACATTACATAACTCACAACTTGGAAATCTCGGTGATGTAAAAAAGATTTCTAATATTCCTGACCTTGTAAATGTTCTCACATATTCTTTTCCCTGTCAAGACATATCTGTCGCAGGTAAAGGACGAGGAATAAAAAAAGGAACAAGGTCAGGATTGTTATTGGAAGTAGAAAGATTGATACAATCAAAC